CTTGAATACTAACTAAAAGATTTGAAGATGGTTGAGTATTTCTGGGTGAATGCTAACAAGAGTATTAAGGGGTGAATACTAACGGAGACCATCCTCAACAATCATTTCACGAAGCACATACCATATTTCTTGAGTTTTTTTATCTACTACAGATCTTTCCGTTTTAAAGAAATTGTATTCAGTATCATCAGCACCAATAGACAAAGATTTTCCTTCAAAATTAGAAACTCCTGGTCTCATATGCTGCTTATAATTAGATGATGCTACTCCCTGTTTTTCATGGAATGGTTTGCATCCAAAATAGTTTTCTTTACACCACTTCCAAAGCACATTCATTTTTTTGCCTTCATACTTATGCCCAGGAGGAAATCCCCTCTTACGGAGTTCTCCATTAGGACAAAGAATAGATGCTACTATAGTGTAAAGACGACTTACTGATTGAATTGCATTCAGTTCTCCACTCTTACTCTTACTCTTACTATAATAAAGTCCGGATGCATGCATCAACTCTTCTCCAGTAAAAGTAGAAACTGAATCCAAATCAAAGATACCATCTCCCATCAAACGACTAGCAAGTTCATACTTTTGATTTTTAATAAATTGAGTTACTGCATCATCGTCACCATAATCATAATAATCATCAAAACCATAACCTTGTGTTCTGGCAATATTAAGATCTAGATTACATTCTTGTACAAAATCAAACTTATGTTGATTTTGTTCTTGATATTCTTCTTGAGTGATTGGTTTAAATTTTTTTAATCTCTTAAATGCTTCTTTATCCCTTTTTAAAAATTTGGCAATTGATCGAATATCTGCTTCATCAGTAGATATTCCATACTCATCCATAAAAGTTTTATTAGTTTTACGATGCTTTGGATCGTATCCCGCAAGTTTCCTTACAATAGGCGTTTTCTTTTGTGGAAATAGAAGTATTGTAATTTGACGTTCTTCTGCATTCTCATACAGTGTAACCAATTCGTGGATAAAAAATGCATGAGCAAGACTCAATCCACCCTCTACTCTTTCACGAAGGTGAGCATCTTCAATTACAATAACATCTCCAACTTCAAGTCCGTCAATATCAAGATTAATCAGACATTCTTGAGGTAGTTTTAAATGAGCAATGTCTCTATTACTATCATAGATGTGGACTTTTCCTTGACCAACGTCTGCTGTAAACAAATTCATTTTTTTAATAAGTAGGGTAAACAATTAAGTAATACTGAAAACCAACTGGGGGTTTTAGTTTCTTCGGTAAGTATTATGTCTTGAATACTAACAAGAGTATTACACAGTGAATACTAATTGACCCGAAGACTGATATTATAAAACTAATTCAGTCTTCTGTCAACCTGTCTGGTGAGTATTAAGGGTTGAAAACTAACAAGAGTTTTTCTGCCTGAATACTGACTTATTCAGACCCAAGTATTATAGAGCATAAAAAAGGGGGCGTCAAGCCCCCAGTTTCATTCGGTTTCTTCTGTACGCTTCTTCTTAGATCCAATATTATATTTGGTCTCAAGAATCCATTCTCCCTTGTCTTTATAAGAAAGAACCTTAATTTGATTTAGTGGAGCAATATCCTGAATCAAATCAATATTCACAATTTCTACAAGTCCCCAGTCGGCAAGTAACTGTACAATACGATTGCGTCTCTGAATATCGTTTAAAGTTAGATTGGCGTGCTTACCGTCCAGTGCAAATAGTTCCTTAAAATGAACCAGATAGTATCTACCTTGTTTATGAAGAATATGGCAAGACTGATAAATCTTTTTTTCTTTTCGTGATGCCACACCAATGCGTGTCAGCGTCTCACGAACCTTGAGAAAGTCATCTGGTTCTCCCAAAATCACTTCTACCATTTGGTCGGGTGACCACCTAACTTCAGGTTCTCTAATCACGCTCATGCTTTTCCTCCAGTATCAAATTTCGATTTAATGAACTTCAGTTGTTCCTTTGTTAATATCTTCAAAGCTTGCTTTGCCTTCTCATTACTATAACCATAATAACGTTTGACATAATCAAGGTCTTTGATTTTATCTTGTCGGAGCCAGGGAGAAAATCTCTTCTTTTTCCTCACAATATTTATAAAGAAATCATATTGAAGTTTCTTTGGAAGAAAGTTATACTTATTCATCTCATTAGCAAACATCAAAGTATCGATGTGCCCAGAAAAACACCTATTAATAATGTATGGAGGATATTCCCTCTCAATAGAAGGGTCTTCATCAATTAGATGCTTCTTTGTCTGATTGATAGAATTGAGCCAGTCCTTCAGTTCCATAATTAAAAAGTAGTAATTCTTTACGTTGTTGTTGCTCTCTCATGTACTCACCAACTGATCTCATGGTATAAGTAAGGTCAAACTCGGCAGCATTCCAGTCTTTAAATCTATCCTTTACAAGTTGATCTGAATTATAACTCACAAGCATTTTGCTTTTATGATTGGAGCAATCTTCGGCAAACTTATCATGATCAAATCTCTTGTGCATATTACCTTTCTTACCATAAAGATTATCTTTAATATCATAGGGAGGATCTAGATATACAAATACATTATCATCATCAGTTAGAAGTTTTTCATACGACTCATTAGTAATTTTCCAGTGTTGAATAAGTTTCGAATACTCATTTAATTTAGATATTCCACGAACAGAAAAATTACTAACAGATGCCCTTGGGGAAAATGAAGAACTTTCAGTCAATCCACTAAAAGAACATTTATTTACAATATAAAAAGCAGCGGCACGATCAATATTATTTTTGGTCTTATCATTAACCCAATCTTTGGCATTATTAAATAATTGCCTTGCGGCATTAGGATTATTACCAAGATGACTGGATTTATAATCCATAATTATATCTTGCAAATCTTGCCCACTCTCTTGGAGTTGAGTCCAAAAGTTTACTAGCGGTTCGTACAGATCGTTAACCCATATAGCCAACTTGGGGTACATTTTGGAAATATGGAGCGCAACGGATCCTCCACCAAGAAAAGGCTCACGGTATTGACGGTAAGAAGATAAATCAGTAATATACGGATTAATTTTTTTAACGGCACGGGATTTACCGCCAGGATATCTAAGGGGTGTCTTTAATGATTTAGTCATACAATCTCTTCAATTAAGTTCTCAAGAATTTGGGCAAAGTTTCCTTTATTTTTTGGTCTAATATCAGTTACAATAAAATTCAAATCACAATAATCTACATGAGATTTAATTGTTGCATCAGTAACTACAATATTTTTACGTACTGCATCCCATGTCGCCCAGGCAACAGACATTGATCCAGTATCTTTAAGTAAAATGTACTCAAATGTTTTTTGAATTTCTCCAGTATTATTTCCTTGAAAATTTTTCAAAATAAATTTCTTAGTTTTGATTTTACCCTTAAACATTCCAACCACAGATTTGTCTTCCCATGCAAGGTTGTTTAAATCATAATAATCTTTCCCATTCTCTTTCATCCCAACATAAGTAAATTGTCCACCACTATGTTTTGCCGTAGCAATTTCTTGAATTTCGGTCCTAAGTCCGCGAGTTTGTGGGCGTTTTAATCCATCAGTTGCTTTTACCGTTCCAAAAATCTCTTCCCAATCAAAAAGAGAAAAATCAATTGGGTCCACAGTTTTAGAACCTAGAATTTCTTCAATTACATTCATAATCAATAGGATGATACTTCAAATATTCAAGGAAAGTCATTTTCATTTCCTTTTCAGTCATACCACAATGCTTTGCAGCAGCGGGCAAATTCAGTCTAGCACGATAAAGTGCTTGATTTGCTTCCTTCACATTTTGTGGAGTAGTTTTAACTTTTGGTTCTACCAATTTAGATTTGTCTATCTTATGCAAACCCATTATTTTATCAAACCTTTAAAGAATTCTGTAAGTTCATTAGTGTTTTCTGCCATTTGCCTGTATCCAGTGCCAACATAAATTTGTCCAGCAAGAACGGATGCAGTAGCAATTCCCCAGAAAAGATAATAAATTCTAGATTTAACTTGATGTTTCTTTTTCATAATCAAAGTACCAATTTTTTACTTGGAGATTTAATTAGAGAAAACATTTCCTCATATTGCTCAACAATGTCTGTTTGAGTATCGGCAATATAAACAATATATTTTTTAGTAACTTCTAATTGCTCACCCTTCCCTTTGAGAAGAGGAGACCAAGGAGCAAATCCCATTTGATTATTACCGGCAGGAACCATCATAATAGGATTACAGAAAACTACAGATTCTTCCTTTTCTTCAATCAGGTCGGCAATAACATCTTCACCAGACCACATACGAATTAGTTTTACATTCATTTTTCTACACTCCATACTTTGTATTCGTAATCTTCGATAACTTCATTGGAAAGAAAGTTTTTGGAAAGTTTTTTGATTTCATCATTAGCATATTCTTCATTGTCTGCCTCAAAATCAATCTCAATCAACTTACCCAAACGCAATCTATTAAAAGTCATATTAGACATTCTACCACAAGCTGCCATAACGGCATTACCGGCAGAATCACTAACTGCTCTCCTTAATCTAACTTCAACTCTTGCTTTGAATTTCATCACAGAAAATCCCTAATAGTGACTAATGAAAATAATTCAATTCCAGACTCTTTCATCAACTCCCAACCACCTTCTTCCCTATCAACAATAGAAATAATTCTATTGACATTATACCCCATATCACGAAGTTTCTCTACTGCTTTGAGAGAAGAACCTCCGGTCGTAACAACATCCTCTAATACAGTAATTTCAGATCTTACTGCTGGAAGAGGACCCTCTACCCAGGCATTTGTGCCGTGTCCCTTTGCCTCTTTACGGACGATTAAGGCGTCCTGTGTTGGGCACCAGGGGTGTTCTAGCGATGCCAATGCAACCCCACAAACAAGAGGGTCTGCACCCAGAGTAAGACCAGCAACTGCAACAGAATTCTGATCAATATATTCCAACATGGAATGGCTGATCAGTTTAAGACCTGCTGCATTCAAAATTACGGGTTTGCAATTAATATAATGCTCGGTCTTTTTACCAGAAGAAAGTGTAAAATCACCATTCCTATATGAATCCCTTTTAAGAATTTTTATAAGTTCTTGTTTCATTTTTATAGTTCATCCAAATACTGTTGCTGCAAAGCCCTAAGTTGATCAAAATTTTTCTTTGTGCCGTCATATAGTTCAATCAATCTTTGAACTTGTTTTTTATCAGTTCCACACGGAGCATTCTTCAAGCATATAAGAATACATTCTTTATCACTGATTGGGGGTTTAATAGTAAACCCGTGCTTATCAACCAATCCATCTGGTGCTTCTACATTGCTCATTTGAATTCACACTCCACCATTAGTTCGGTCATACAAGCAAGCATATTTATTTCTTGGTCTGCTACGAACGCCCCCTGATACTGATACTTAGCAAGAACAAGCACAGCAGCAGGAATGGAACCAGGAACCAATGATTCATAAAGAGAATCATAAACACGCCTAAGAAGTACGCTAGTATCATTATCCAGGTTAGAGACAATCCACTTACGCACCTCCGCAAAGTTTTTACCCTTAAGATTTTTAACAAGTTCATTTACTGCGATGTCGGTAAAAGTTGCAAGAATGCCCGAGTCAATCTTTCCCCCCACGGAATATCTTTGACATTCGTTAAGAACACGCCTCCAGTCGGGGAAGTGTTTGTTGATGAGTTCAACGAGGACTTTGTTGTCATATTCGACTCTTTCTGTGTCAAGGATGTCTTGGAGTCGCTTAAAGAATTGAGCTGCGATGAGTTGCTTCTGTTTACCTCCAATTCCGAATTCAACCACTGCGCAACGGGAATGAAGTGGTTCGAGGATTTTGTTTTTATAATTACAGGTGAAGATGAATCTGCAGTTACCAGAAAACTCCTCAATAAACGCCCGAAGAAGGAGTTGTACGTCATTGGATGTGTTATCTGCTTCATCGATGATGATAACTTTGTGTTTGCTATCTGATGTAAGTGATACGGTCGAAGCGAAATTTTTCGCATTGTTTCTGACCGTATCCAGAAAACGTCCTTCATCCGATCCGTTGATGACATAACAATCTACTCCTAATTCGTTACATAGTGCTTTTGCTACTGTTGTTTTACCGATTCCGGGAGGACCCGCCAATAGCATATTCGGGATCTCACCTCTATCTAGGAAACTTTGAAAGGTCTTCTTAGTTGCCTCTGGGAGAATACATTCTTCAATTGTTTTTGGTCGATATTTCTCAACCCAAATAAAATCACTCATAATTAAAGATTACCACGACGTTGCCATTCATTAATACTTTGTTCCAAAGCCATTTTACCAGCAACCTTATCAGTTCTCTGAAAATTAACTCTTGGATATCTACATCCCAGCGGATCAGGTTTCCAATACACAATTTGATATTCCACCTTTACCATAGAAACAAATTTTTCTAGTGTAGTATGGAAAATTCCAACTTCAACATGACCATCATGAGTTATGATTGTCCCTTCTTCGATCTCGACGATATAAAGCATGGTGTAAATTATTAAAGAACCATGTAAATTTTATTTTCTTTTATCTATTGGAATTAGATACTTTGGATCGTAACTAATCTCATGATGGGGTTTAAGGTCTGGATCAGGGTTACTATCTACCCTTGTAGTTTTTTTCTTGATAGTAATAAACTTGTCGGCAGCAAATGTTCCGGCAATACCAAATTCAATTTCAGTCCCATCTTCCCAAATAGGTTCACCATTCTTCTTTCGCATGTCTAAAACACACTCAAGTTCTGCGATAATTTCGGGTGTAATTTTCATAATCAATCAAG